TGGAGATTTTGCATCAAATTTAATTCCAAATGTTGCCAATACTTATGATTTAGGAACTGAGACAAAGACATGGAAAGATGCTTATATACAAGGAAAGGTTGATGTTGGTGAAGTATTTTTAGATTTCCCAGTATCTGGAATTCATACAAGAGGAGTTTCTTATATTGATTCTAATGGGAAAATTATCAGTACAAATGAACCAGAAATTGGATATGTATCCACATCAAATTATGTACTCACTACAAACGAAAATGATGAACCAGTATGGACTAATATTCTAGATGGTGGTACATATTAAATACAATAAATATCAAAGGTAGGTCTTTTAGATATGTCGAAACCAAACAGCAGACAAGGTTTAATAGATTATTGTCTAAGAAGACTAGGATATCCAGTGTTAGAAATTAATGTTGATGATGATCAAATTGATGATCTTGTCGATGATGCTATTCAATATTTCCAAGAAAGACATTTTGATGGAATAGAAAGAGTATTTTTAAAACATAAACTGTCAGATGCAGATAAACAAATTTTAAAATCTGGAATTACAACATCAACAGCATCTTCAAATGTTGGTGTAACTTCAGTTACTTATACAGAGAGCACAAATTTCCTACAATTACCAGATCATGTTATTGGAGTAAATCAGGTCTTTAAAATTGATGCCAATACAATTTCAAGTGGATTATTTAATATAAAATATCAACTATTTTTGAATGATTTGTATTATTATGGTGCATTAGATCTTTTGAATTATGCAATGGTAAAAACATACTTGGAAGATTTGAGTAGACTTATAACCCCAGATGTACAGATAAGATTTAACAAAAAAAGACACAGATTGTATCTAGATATCGATTGGGAATCATTAGGAACAGACAAGTATATTATTTTGGATTGCTATAGAATTGTAGATCCTGCAGATGCCGATTCAATTTATAATGATTTTTGGTTAAAGAGATATTTGACAGCATTGATTAAAAAGCAATGGGGACAAAATTTAATCAAATTCCAAGGTGTAATGCTTCCTGGTGGAGTATCTCTAAATGGAAGACAAATATATGATGATGCCGTAGCAGAAATAGAAGAAATAGAATATCAACTCAAGAATGAATATGAATTGCCACCAATGGATATGATAGGATGAAACCATGCCACTTAACCCATATTTCCTTCAAGGTTCACCAAGTGAACAAAGACTAGTACAAGATTTAATTAATGAACAGTTAAAAATTTATGGTCAAGATGTAGTTTATCTTCCTAGGCAAGTAATCAAAAAAGACACTTTGTTTAGGGATATTGTTGCATCAAAATTTAATGATTCATTTAGGATAGAAGCATATTTACTAAATTATCAAGGATTTGAAGGACAGGGGGATATACTGTCAAAATTTGGTGTAAAAACTACTGATTCTGTTACTTTTATAATATCCAAAGAAAGATATGAGGATTTTGTTGTTCCATTAATATCTTCAGAATTATCTAACGATTTATTATCAAGACCTAGAGAAGGAGATTTGATATATCTACCTTTAGATAACACTATCTTTGAGATAAAATATGTTGAGGGCAAAAAACCTTTTTATCAACTTAATAATCTATATGTTTATCAGTTAAGTTGTGAAGTTCTAGATTTGGCACTAGATGAAAATATCGATACGAATGAAACTGATGTAGATGCTTCCGTCTCTGGTTTTACATATACAGATACAACATTGACTATGATTGGGGCAAGTTCGTTTGCCGCATCTGCAACAGCAAATACTTTTAAAGGTTATTATGCACAAAATGAATTGCAATTCCCAGCAGAATTAGAACCAGGGTATTCTGTATCCAAAATTGATTTGATTAATGATGGTACTAGTTATTTGACCCCACCAACAGTTTCTATTTCTACATCACCATCAGGAAATCCTGCACATAATGCAACAGCAGTTGCAATTATGACAAGTCGTTCTGGACAAATAGGTAGTTCGATAGATAAAATTTTAATTGTAAATCCAGGACTTGGTTATACACAACCACCAACAGTAACTATAAGAAGCTCTACAGGAACTGGTGGAATTGCTACTGCGGTAATTTCTACTGGAACATTAATGTCCCCAACAATAACTTCTGGTGGATCTGGATATGCATTAAGTCCAACTGTAGGAATAAGTTCTTCTCCAGCAGGTGGATCAACAGCACAAATAGTAGCACTAATAAGCAACGCTGGTGTTGTAACTGCGCTATATTACTCAAATGCTGGCGCTGGATATACATCACAACCAACAATATCCATGCCTGTACCTGGATCTGCAGGACTTTCTACTGGAAATTATATTATTAAAGAAGTTGTCAAAGGAGTTTCTACAGGAACAACTGCATTTGTTGAAAGTTGGGATTCTGATGACAGGGTTCTTAAAGTATCTGTTGTAGATGGAAGTTTTGCTATTGGAGAAACAATAGTTGGAATGGGAACTACATTTGGTGGATCTAATGCAAATTATGTGATACAAAAAATAGCAGTTAAAAATACATTTGATCCATATTCGCAAAACGAAATAATAGAAGAAGAAGCAGATCAAATAATAGATTTCAGTGAAAGGAATCCTTTTGGGGAATTCTAAATAATTACTATTAGGACAAAATAAAATAATGTTTGGAACTTATTACTATCACGAAATAATTAGGAAAACAATCATATCTTTTGGTACTCTTTTCAACACCATTGATATAAAACATAAGAAAAATAATGGTGAAGATTATAGTACCATGAGGGTTCCTATTGCTTATGGTCCTGCAGAAAAGTTTTTAGCAAGAATTGAACAGAAACCAGATTTGAGGAAAAGAGTAGCAATCATTCTCCCAAGACTTGCATTTGAAATGACAAGTATTCAATATGATAATTCTAGAAAAGTTTCAACAATGCAAACTTTCAAAGCAGTTAGTACTGATGGAACAAAGTTGGCAAAAAAAGTTTTTATGCCAGTTCCATATAATATTGGATTTAAACTCTCATTGATGGCGCAATACAATGAAGATGCGTTACAAATTATTGAACAAATTCTTCCTTATTTTCAACCATCATTCAATTTAACCATTGACTTAGTTGATTCTATTGGAGAAAAAAGAGATATTCCAATGATATTGGATAATATTTCGTTTAATGATAATTATGAAACTGGATATGATGAAAAGAGAGTGATAATTTACGATTTAGATTTTACGGCAAAAACTTTCCTATTCGGTCCAATAGCATCTTCATCCGAAGGATTGATCAAAAAAGTTCAAGTTGATTATCATTCAAATGTTGATACTAAAAACTCTTCAAGACAACTCAGGTATGTTGCTGAACCCAGAGCAATTCAAGATTACAATAATGACAATATTTCAACTCTCTTGGAGGACATTGATAATTCAACAACTAAATTTAAAGTATCAAATATAGGATCTTTAAGCGTTGACACTTACATTGAAATTGACTCTGAAGAAATGTTGATAAAAGATATTGATGGAGAATATATATCTGTTGCTAGAGGAAAGGATGGAACTACATCAGATTCTCACATAAATGGCACTCCCGTAAATGTTATTAATAATGTCGATGATGAACTAATAGATCTTGGAGATGATTTTGGATTTAGTGAATACAGATATGATTTTGGTGATGGTAAAATTTATAGTCCAACTAAAGGTATTGATGTATGAATGAAAACTTCGATAAAATAAATGAATCTTTAGATGTAGATATCGATATAGAAGAGTCCGCTAAAGAAATAGTAAAAACTAATAAAAAATATCTTGACAAAATAAAAGATAAAGAAGATTCTATTGTAGATTATGAATATACTAGAGGAAATCTTTATTCTTTAATCGAAAAGGGTCAAGAGGCAATTAACGGTATTTTAGAATTAGCACAAGAAGGTCAACAACCAAGATCATATGAAGTTGTTGGACAACTTATAAAAAGTGTAGGGGATGTTACAGATAAACTAATTGATCTTCAAAAGAAAATGAAAGATTTGGATAAAGAAGAAGTATCTACTCCAACTACAGTCAATAATGCTTTATTTGTTGGGTCTACAGCAGAGTTACAAAAACTTTTAAAAAATGGGTTTGATCCAAATAAATCTAAATAGTAAAAAAGAAACAAAGAAATGAAATCTTTTCAAGACTGGAGATTTGATAGCGATATTTTAATTTGTGAAGGTCTTCTTAATGAAGATCAAGAATTTTCTATGGCAAGAGGTGAATTAACTTCCATAAAAAATGCAATTTCTAGATTGATGAAAAAACTCAAGGGAGAGGGAAACCTTGAAGCATGGGTGCAATCAAAAATTACAAAAGCAGCAGATTATATAACTACAGTTGCTGATCATATGGAAAGTGGTGAAGATGATACTGAAAAAGATGATGAAGATGAAATGGAAGAAAGTTGGTCTACAAAGTATAAAAAATCTATCGATTGCAACAACCCAAAAGGTTTTTCTCAAAGAGCACATTGCCAAGGAAGAAAAAAGAAAGAAATTTCTGAGGCATGTTGGAAAGGTTATGTTCAAAAAGGTTTAAAGAAAAAAGGCAAAAAGTTAGTTCCTAATTGTGTACCAGTAAATGAAGCGAACAAGAGTGGTGATGATTCTTTGCGTGACTGGTTTACTAAGAGTCGCTCTTCTGATGGCACCCCTGGTTGGGTTCAACTGGGTGGTAAATACGCAGGAAAACCCTGTGCAAAGCAACCAGGACAAACGACAAAACCAAAGTGTGGTTCCAGCAAAATGAAGGCAGACCTCTCCCATAAGGAAGAGGAAAGAGCATTCCGTCGCAAGAATCAGGAAGACCCAAATCCAGACAGAAAGGGTAAGGCTAAGATGGTTGCGACTGAAGAAAAAGATGCTTGCTACAAAAAAGTTAAGTCTCGTTATTCAGTTTGGCCTTCTGCATATGCATCTGGGGCCCTCGTAAAGTGCCGTAAAGTAGGTGCTGCTAACTGGGGAAATAAGTCAAAGAAAAAGGATGTAAAGGAGGCATATACCCGTATACAAGAAAGGGGAGCAACCTATAGCATTATGTTAAATTGGAGAGGAAGAATTATCAATACTCAGATGTTCTTTCCAAAATTCACTAGACCAACAAAAGAAGAAGTTGTAAGAGAGGTTAGAAAAGTTTACCCAAATTGCGTTGTTCTTTATTTCAGTCCATCGTATAAAGATCCAACTAAACCATTATTATTTGCAGGAGAACCAAATGGATCACAACTCAAGTGAAATTACACTAGAAAATTTAACCAAAAATTTTGAGTTTGAAAGAATTTCTAGAGAAATTGATGAATGTAATGATATTGAAAAATTGAAAGAAATGTTAAAATGTTATGTAAAACTTCAATTCAAAACACAAGAGACACTATCAAATTTAATGTTATAATATTTCATAATTATGTCTGATAATATCTACCTAGGCAATCCTAATCTAAAAAAAGCGAATACGCCTATTGAATTCACTGAGGAGCAAATTGTAGAATTTCTCAAATGTAAACAAGATCCTGTTTATTTTGCTAGGAATTATATTAAAATTGTTTCACTTGATCATGGACTTGTTCCATTTGAAATGTATCCATTTCAGGAAAAATTAATTAACAATTTTCACAAAAATAGATTTAATATTTGTAAGATGCCAAGACAGACTGGAAAGTCTACAACTTGTGTATCATATTTGCTACACTATGCTGTTTTTAATGACAATGTAAATATTGCAATTCTAGCGAACAAAGCATCCACTGCACAAGATCTACTTGGAAGGTTACAACTTGCTTATGAAAACTTGCCAAAGTGGATGCAGCAGGGTATCATATCATGGAATAAAAGATCTCTAGAATTAGAAAATGGGTCCAAAATTTCGGCTAACTCTACTTCTTCATCTGCTGTCAGAGGCGGATCCTATAATGTCATCTTTCTTGACGAGTTCGCTTTCATCCCGAATCACATTGCTGATGACTTCTTTGCCTCTGTTTATCCTACTATTTCTTCTGGACAAAGCACAAAAGTAATTATTGTTTCTACCCCAAAGGGTATGAATCACTTTTATCGGATGTGGCATGACTCAGAAAGAAATAAAAATGAGTATGTTGCTACAGAAGTCCACTGGTCGGAAGTTCCAGGGCGTGATGCAAAGTGGAAAGAACAAACAATTGCAAATACATCAGAACAACAGTTCAAGGTTGAATTTGAATGCGAATTTTTAGGATCGGTAGATACCCTTATTAATGTTTCTAAATTAAGATCTTTGGTATTCGATGATCCAGTAAAAAGAAATGCTGGTTTAGATGTATATGAAGAGGCGGCGGAAGAAAATAACTATATGATAACTGTTGATGTATCTAGAGGAGTCGAAAAAGATTATTCTGCATTTGTTGTATTTGATATTACAACATTTCCATATAAAGTTGTAGCGAAGTATAAAAATAATGAAATAAAACCTATGCTTTTTCCCAGTATAATTGCACAGGTTGCAAGAGCATATAACAACTCTTATGTTTTAATTGAGGTAAATGATATTGGAGATCAAGTTGCAAGTATATTACATTTTGATTTGGAATATGACAATATTTTGATGTGTTCTATGAGAGGAAGGGCAGGACAAATTGTTGGACAGGGATTCTCTGGAAAGAAATCTCAATTGGGAGTGAAGATGTCGAAGACTGTTAAAAAGATTGGGTGTTTAAACCTTAAGACCATTATAGAGGATGATAAGTTAATTGTCAAAGATTATGATATTATTAGTGAATTAACTACATTCATTCAAAGAAATCAATCATTTGAAGCAGAAGAGGGTTGCAATGATGATTTGGCAATGTGTCTTGTAATCTTTGCATGGTTAGTTGCACAAGATTACTTTAAAGAAATGACGGACAATGATGTTCGTAAAAGAATATATGAAGAACAAAAAAATCAAATAGAACAAGATATGGCACCATTTGGATTCATCTCAGATGGATTAATGGATGAAACATCTTTTGTTGATACTGATGGGGATAGATGGTATGTCGATGAATATGGTGATAGATCATATATGTGGGAATACAAATAAATGGACTTCAATGATCAGTTTTCATTAGAACATTTACTTTTCAAAGAAAGAAAATGTAGATCATGTGGACTGACAAAAGATTTACTTGATGGGTTTTATTTAACTAGAAAAAATAGAGGAATGTATCCGTCTTCTTACTCATACGAATGCAAATCTTGTACTATAAAAAGAATTGCCAATAAACGCCAACTAACAAAAAAATGCCAACAAAACGACCTTCGTTGGCATTACCCAGATTGGTAGTGTTCACGCACAGTTTCCCCATTAAAGAGTTACTAATTTATAAATATTTTTAGACAAAACAAAATGAAACTTCTTTAGAGGGAAAGACATGTCGCTAAACTTAGTATCACCTGGCGTCAAGGTAAGGGAAGTTGATTTAACTATTGGTAGAGTTGATGGAATTAATGATCAAGTAGGTGCAATTGCTGGTCCTTTTGAAAAGGGACCAATCAATACTCCTATCCTAATCCAAACAGAACAGGATCTTCTTAAAACATTTGGTAAACCAATTTCAACTGATGCACAATATGAGTATTGGATGAGTGCATCATCTTATTTGTCATATGGTGGCATTTTAAGAGTAATGAGATCCGATGGAACTACTCTTAACAATGCAAACTCTGGTGTTAGTGCATCTAGTGTTACCGCAAAGATTAAATCTTATGAAGATTATGTAACTACACATCAGTATTCTACTGATTGGAGATTTGCTGCAAAGAACCCAGGTAGATGGGCAAATAATCTAAAGGTATGTGTTATCGATGGATTTGCTGATCAAACAATCAGTGGAGTCAGTACCGCTGGTTTATCAGTTGGTCTTGGAATAACCCAATCTGTAGCAAATAGAGTAGTAGCAGGTTCAGGTTCAACATCATCTTTAGATGGTTATCTAAGAGGTGTTATCACTGGACTTGGAAATAGCGCAGTATATGTAAAAGTTACAGAAAGAGTTTCTGCTGCAGGAACTGCTTATGATGTAAATTATACTGAGGGTGGAACATACGAATTCTTAGCACCAGAAGTAGGCACAGTAAATGTTGTAGTTGGAGTTGCAACTACTGCAGGTACTATCAGCGAGGACTTTGATGTTTCAATCACAGGAATTGTAACTACTGGAATCCAACTAGGTGATCTAGTTGCAGGATCAAATGTTTCAACTGGAACAACTGTTGTTTCAATTGGTACTAGCACCATTACGGTAGATAAAGTTATTACTGCTGGAATTGGCACATATGCATTTACCTTTACCAGAAATAGCACAACCACTACTGTCATCAATACTATTGATGCAGTTTCAACAGCAGGTGCTGTAAGTGCTACATTCAATTCTACTGGAGTTTCAGTTTCTGATTGGTACAATCAACAAACTTTAGGTCTAACCAATAGCACAATCTATTGGAAGTCTATCGCAGAAAGACCAAAAACTTCAGAATATGCAGCACAGAGAAATGCTAAAAATGATGAAATCCATGTTGTAATTGTAGATGATAGTGGTTCATTGACTGGAACTAGTGGAAATGTTGTTGAGAAGTTCACAAATCTTTCTAAATCTTTTGATGGAAAAATATCCCCATCAGAATCTGTTTACTACAAAGATTATCTTGCAACTACTTCTGAGTATGTCTATGCTGGTCATCCAGAAGGAGGAAGTGGATCAGATACAAGTAAGACATCAGGAAATGAATTTGCAGTATCTGGAACAGCAAACTGGGGATCTGCTGCACAAGGAACTAGTTTCTCTGTAGCAGGAAACAAAACATATACTCTAACAGGTGGAGAAAACTATAATTCCACTGGTGGAATGTCAGTTGCTTTAGGTGATGTTCTGAATTCATACGAACTAATTAAAAATGAATCTGAGTACTCTGTAAACTTCCTAATTGGTGGACCATCTGGTGGATCTTCCGTCTTCGATTCACAGGCAAAGGCAAATAAACTTATCGAAATCGCAGAACTTAGAAAGGACTGCATTGCTTGCATCTCCCCACATAAGGCAGGAGTTGTAAATGTTTCAAATAGTGATACGCAAACTACAAATATTATAAACTTCTTTGATTCATTAACATCTTCTTCATATGCTGTATTTGATTCTGGTTACAAATATGTCTTTGACAGATTTAATAATCAGTTCAGATATATTCCATGCAACGCTGATGTTGCCGGATTGATGGCAAGAACCTCAATCACACAATATCCATGGTTCTCACCTGCTGGGGCAACGAGAGGTTCAATCAACGGTGCAATTAAACTTGCATACACCCCATCACCTGCACAAAGAGATCTTCTCTATCCTAAGAGAATCAACCCAATCATTTCTTCACCTGGAGCAGGAATTATTCTATTTGGTGATAAAACTGCACTATCATACTCATCAGCGTTTGATAGAATTAATGTTCGCCGTTTGTTCCTCACAATTGAAGGAACTATCGAAAGAGCAGCAAGAGCACAACTCTTTGAATTCAATGATGTAATTACAAGATCCAATTTTGTAAATATCGTTGAACCATATCTCCGTGATGTTAAGTCTAAGAGAGGAATCACCGATTTCGTAGTTATTTGTGATGAGACAAATAACACTCCCGATGTCATTGACTCTAATCAATTCAGAGCTGACATTTTTGTAAAACCAGCAAGATCAATCAACTTTATCGGACTTACCTTCGTTGCTACTCGCACTGGAGTAAGTTTTGAAGAAGTAGTTGGAAACGTTTAATTCGTTTTTAAAATTTAGAGGAAAAAACCAATGGCAAATCTAAACATTCCAAACACAAAAGACAGAACCCTTGATGCATTCAAGGGTAGAATGATCGGGGGTGGTGCGAGACCTAATTTATTTGAATGTGAATTATATTTCCCATCAGATGCAATTCCTGAAGGATCTTCTCCAGACGATATTTCTGATAAGACTAGATTCCTTGTCAAGGCTGCTAATCTACCTGCTTCAAACATTGCTTCAATTTCAGTTCCATTTAGAGGAAGAGATCTTAAGGTTGCTGGAGACAGAACATTTGATCCTTGGACAGTAACAGTTATCAATGACATTGATTTTAATGTCAGAACTGCATTTGAAAGATGGATGAATTTGATCAATAAGCATGAAGATAATGCAGGAAGAATCAACCCTGTTTCTTATCAACAAGATGTTTATGTTAGACAATTAGGTAGATCTGGTGTTAATGGAACAACTCCAACCAGTTCTTCTCAAATCCCAGTACTCAAGCAGTACAAGTTTTATGGTGTATTTCCAACAAATATTTCGGAAATTGCACTTGGGTATGACCAAACTGATACCATTGAAGAGTTTACCGTAGAACTACAAGTTCAATGGTGGGATGCTCTAGATCCTGCAGGTAGAACTCAACTTGGAACTGGTGCATAAATAATAGAAACTAGTTCACAAATTGATTAATGTCTAAATTATTTGGATTTAAAATAGGAGATTCTGGGGAGGGCAAGTCTAAAGGAATTGTCTCCCCAGTTCCTCGTAATGATGAAGATAAATCAGAATTCTACATCTCCAGTGGTTTTTATGGACAGTATGTAGATATAGAGGGCGTTTATAAAAATGAGCAAGATCTGGTTCGTAGATATCGTGAAATGTCTCTACATCCAGAGTGCGATAGTGCTATTG